GTGTGCTATCCTTGCATAGACAGCACACATCTTTTCTTCTGCTTTTGTAAGTTTTATCTCCATGTTTACCTCCATTAATTAAACATTGATTCAGGTCTGTTCATATATGATAACAGTTTACTGTTTCTTTCGACAGTAGTTTTATGTTTATTTTTTACTTCTACTGGGTGTGATATCCAATGTGTTACTGCATTGTATAATCCCCATTTGTTGTTACCAATGTTATATTGATAGTCACCCCAATGTTGCATTAGCTTTTGATACTGTGTTTCATTTCGATACTTACCATCAACTGTTGGTCTTGGTGTGTACGTTAGTTTATTGAACATAGATTCTACATCATGTGATGTGACTGGTGTCTTGTACCATTCACGATATCTCTCTTCATTGTTTTGAAACTCATCAATCAAGTGAGTGATATGATCAAAATTGTAATAAAATTTACCATTATGTTTTTGTGTATAGTTTGCAATCTTATCAGCAGTAGTACAACCATTCTTGCACCAGTATCGTAATCCATCTGCTGTAATCATAACAGACCATACACCATTGTAAGAGTTACGAACTGTTACACGAAATGCAATGTAACTGTTAAGCTGTGGGTCTTGTATTGTTATATCACGACAAGTGAATGTAGCCTTCATCATCTGACCACCATTTAGTATTTGTATGTTTGGTACAATGTCATGTGATTGTCGTTTCATCATATCCCATATTGGTTGTATGATATCTTTGTTCTTTACTGGTCGATATGCAGGTGAATGATTGCCAAGATACTGATTGTCTTCAGCCTTGATGATCATCACTCTGTCATTACATTGTATCATGTCATCATATGTGTAGCCCATTTGATCTTGATAGCCACACATAGGCAATGTTTTGATATCGAAATCATAGTCATCTATTCTTTCTTTAAGTTGATTAATTGTTTGTATATGATTCATGATTACCTCCTATCTATCATATTCTACATGGACAATAAGTTGATTACCTTGCCACACTTCGTAGTTTTGTTTTTTTCTACTGTGTCCATATGCAGCATGGAAATGTTGCATATCATGTCTATCTTTCTTAACTGCTTTTATAGCATCTGAGAAAGATTGTACTGTGTCAACATGACAAGTCTTGTCTGTGTTGCCATAGTATATGATATTGAAATTATCTTTTATGCTTTGCAACATTTTGTCGCAATGCGAAACCCAGTTTTTGTCAACTGAAGAACTGTATCTATACATTATGTATCTCCTTTGTATATTTATTACGTCTTGGTTTGTAGAGGCTAAGACACGACCTGCCAACACCACGAACTCGTGACGTGAGTGGTGCTAGGCAGGTCGTTCTTGTCATATCCGATCAAGCTGATTAGCAAGAAAATACCCCTCACTCGAAGAGTGAGGGGTAATCTTGGTGCTATGCACCAAGATACTTTTTCTTGAGTTCAGCTTTCTCTTTAGATGTAAGAGTCTGAGCTGACTTTGGTTTGGCATTCTCTTTGCCAATCCAATTAGGCTTGAACGCATAACCAAACATCTGCTGAAAGTCATCATTGTTAGCATTGAAGAACTGCTCGATAACGTCACGGACAGCAACAAGATCATCAATCATATCCTTGACATCTTTGACTCCACCTTGAAATCCATACTCCTCGATCAACTCCTGAGAGCCTGCTCCGTAGCTACCTTTAGCATCAGCATTAAAATCTGCCTCAACTGCTGCCTTCATATACGCATTACAAGCAGACAACTCAGCATCTACTTTGTTATAAGCTCTATCTATGTTACCCATATTAGATATAAATATATATTTCTTCATACCATCTAATCTCTTCTGAGAGTATTGGGTAAGACTTTTAGCTGAAGTACCTGAAATGTGATTTGTTAGAACTTCTGCGTAATTTATTGTGTTTTTACTTGTCATTTTCTTCTCCTTTTGGTTGTTAATTGACACTCTTGCTAAGCCATAAAAAGGACTAATAACTAAAAGCGTCACGCCCTAGCGTGACACTTTAGAAGCGTCCAAAAAAATTGACGAGGGTTCCCTTTGGGATACGTCCATTTTTCTTGACGCAGTCCGTTATGGCATAGCTTTAGAGTGGCATTAACAAGCGAAAGGAAAGAAATGCAAAAACACAGTAAATTCCAGAAGTGCTTATGAATTACATGAAGGACTACGGAAGCAAAAGTCTTGCCCAATACTCGGCACGGACATAGCAACTCCACCAACTCCATCATCTCGCCTTTGTTATCCAAGCGTATCATCTAAGTGTTTCTTCCGCTAACTATCTGTTTTAACAAGAGAAAATAAATACCCTTGACAAGTTATTTTAGCTCCTTCATAAAAGGGGGTAAGGGGGTTCTCTTGTTAAAACAGATAAGACTAACAAAGAAACAGAAACACTTAGTTGATACTATCGTAGCATCTGGGTGTAGTATAAAAGAGGCTGCTGCAAAGTCTGGATACGCAGATGGTGAAAGTGGCAGAGTGACTGCCAGTAAGACTTTGCGACTGCCTCATGTTCAAGAGTATATGCAACAAATGGTAAGACAGAGTATTGGACTTAATGCTACGATTGCGTCTAGAAGAGTACTTGACTTAGCGCAAAGTGCTAAGTCTGAGTACGTACAGCTTGAGGCATCTAAGGATATACTGGATCGTGCAGGGTACAAGCCAGTAGAGAAAAGTATGACAGTGTTGCAAGGCAACATATCTGTCAACATAGACCTGGCTTGACATGGGGGTCAAAAAAGTTACTCTACATACTATGACATGGTCTTACACAAACAATGATATTCAAAAAGGCTCGTAATGGCTAAGACACCTGCATGGCAAAGAAAAGAAGGCAAGAATCCTAAAGGTGGTTTAAATGCTAAAGGTCGTGCCTCTTATAAAGGTGGCACACTAAAACCTCCAGTAAAATCAGGTGATAATCCTAGACGAGCAAGTTTCTTAGCTCGAATGGGTAACATGAAAGGACCAGAGAGAGATGCTAAAGGAAAACCTACTCGTTTATTACTATCGCTTCGTGCATGGGGTGCTTCAAGTAAAGCAGATGCTCGTGCAAAAGCTAGAGCAATTACTAAAAGGAACAAAGCAAAAAAATCTAAGGGATAAACTTAAACAACTAGAAAAGGAGAAAGCTATGTATCATTCAATGAAAAAAGGTGCTGCTAAAAAGAAACCTGCTTCAGGTCTTACCAAAAAGCAGAAAACACTTCCTGCAAATCTTCAGAAAAAAATTATGGCTTCTAAAAAGAAAAAAATGAAATAATGGCAAAGTCACGAGTCAACGAGGCAGGTAACTATACCAAACCTACTATGAGGAAAGCATTGTTTAATAGGATCAAGGCAGGTACGAAAGGTGGCAAAGCAGGTCAATGGTCTGCAAGAAAAGCACAGATGTTGGCTAAACAATACAAAGCAAAAGGTGGAGGCTATAGATGAAGAAGGCACTTACTACTAGACAGAAAGATGCTCTCA